ACCAAGGATATACACATAATCAATACCGAAAGACCTTGCATAGTCGCACTCGTAATACTGCGATACATTACCTAGCGACAACTTTGGCATTTCATAATCCCAGAAGAACTGATACGACACCATGTATACTGTCTTGTATTGCTCGTACAATCTGAATACTACGCCACCTATAACTTTGGACTCATACTCATAAACTATGCAGTACATACCTAGGAAGTCCTCTAAAGCAATATTTCTAGCAAACCCTTGTATTGATACGTATTTTTCATAACAAGGCTTTAAATCGCCTATATTCTTGTCGCTGAGTATAGTTAAACGAGCATTGACTCTTTTGCTCATTTTCTTTGTGGTCTTTGTTGGTTCGTATTTAGTGGTATTTATACGAACGGATCTCAAGTTATACCAATAGTCCCCCCACTCTATCCATCCCTCATTCAATGCGTCTATGAATCTTCCGTCATCTACTATGGCTTTAGGGTCTGAGTATATGAAATCTTTATCTGTCATCTTACCGAATCCAGATATGTGATTGAAAATTACTTTCATGAGTATTTTATATATTTGAAGTACTTTTGCTTTTCATAGAAACACATAAGTTCACTATGTAACAAGTGGGGGAGTACTCTCCCCCATTTTATTTCCCCATAAATTTCCTTAATCTTTCCGTAGATGATGCCATCATCGCACGCCCATATTATAATTGGGTTAAGTCTTTTGCCCACAACACTAGATATATCATTGGCTGTAATCATTAGCGGATACGCATTTGATATTACCTTATTGCATACGGCTACATGAGCATAAGCTATAAGGGTTTTGTCACTGTCCAATATCTTGTATTGTAGTGAACTTTGATTGACTCTGGCATACGAGCCTTTAAATACTTTAACGAATGTGTCTATTGCTTTTGACTCTTTACTAGAAATCGTCATCTTTCATTGATTTGATTATGATTTTTAATTCTTTGATTAGCTTTTCAGAACTCTTCCTTGCTTCTTTAAAATCACGATCAACGAGGTGCTCATACATTGCAGTCAGGTATTCATTGCATTCATCAATTGTGAATGCTATTCTATCTGCTCGATATATTTCTTTTAGTTTATTTTTTTTCATCGGGGGGTAAATCTTCCCCTCTGTAAACCTCTGTCTTCAAACCGTGCTTTTCCAATTCTGATATCCTGTATTCTTGAAGCTTTGACAGCTTACCTGAGGGTGTTTTTATTTCGCTAAACAACACGTTACTGTCTTTTGGTATAGCTATTAGGTCTGGGATTCCGTTCTTATTTGTCTTGATTAACTTAATTACGTAATACCCTTCGGACTCTAATTGCTTTATTCTTTTTGTTTGTATTCGTTGTTCAGCCATACTCAATCTGACACCCTCTAGTTTTAAGCTGCTCTCCTATTCGCTAATAGCATTATTGTCATGAATGGGAGTTCTATACAGAAGTACTCGTCCTCAAGTAGTGTCCTTCCCCAACTGACCATAAAACCGAAGTGGTTGTCTAAATTTAGTGTGATTTTCATAATAGTATTGCATTTGATTTATTTACGAATATATGAATTTATTTGTCTTTTTTTTGTAGTTCCTCTCCAAGCCACTTCATATAGACCTGAGCTTTACTTACATCTTCTGACTTATTCTTGCGGTCAAACCGCCATGTATATTTTATTATATTTCCTTTTAAGTATCCAATGAACTGCTCTTTGCTCATTGATGCTTTGATACATTCAATACACTCTATCTCACCCTGGTAGTGAGATGGTTTATTGACTAAATCCTCTTCCATCATGTTATCTTATATGTAAATGCGTTTACCTTAATTTCTTCCTTGCCGTCTTTCCAAGACCTCTGTGGGTGCATTTCTAACCATCGTCCACCTAAAGGCTTTGGAGGAGCACCTCTCTCAACGTGCCATCCATACTTACCTTCATTGTATTCTTCTTTATATGTGGCAGTTCTAATCATAAGAATATCTTTAAGTCTTACCTTGTTGTGTTGTGTTAACCTTTCCACTGTGTACGTCAACTCATGATCTTCATGAACGTGTCCCATCCATACCATATCAGCACCTTCCACAAATGTCTGAATTCTATTGAACTGAATGGTTCCCTTCGTCACTGGTCCACCACCTCCAGACCCATGAAAATACTTAATGTTAAAATTAATAGTTTGTTTGCTATTCTCACGAGCGAAGTTGTAAACTATCCAACCACCATACCCTCCAACTTCTACATTGGTGTCATTGGTTGAGTTAAGTCCATATACAAAGCGTTCAATCACATCTGTTTCTTGTCTTTTCAAGATATTCGTTTCATGATTACCATAACCGACTACCTTGATAAGATGAGCATAAGGAGAGAACCACTTGACCGCATCATTTACAACGGCATCTAAATAGTTAGCCTTGTTGTGTTCTGGTCTAATGTCTGACTTATTCTTACGAGGATCATAGGCTCCTTGCATCAAACAGAATGTGTCCCCGTTAAGGAGTATGTCCGCTCCGATTTCTTTGGCTTTGTCAAGATGACTCTTAAGTAACTGACGGTCGCACTTTGGGTTATCCCAGTGTGCGTCGGAGATGAGTAATACTTTTTTCGGGTCAAAGTTGTTCCGTAATACGTGTACATTGGTTTTCATTTTGCTTTATCGACAGGGTAGAAATGTGTCGATTCTCTTGGTACTAAACCAAAGATAGCAAGTCTTTTTTAAAGTGATTCGTGGTATAGTCTTTCTTTTTAATTACTGTTTTGTATATTTCTTGTTCAATACCCTCCTTTGAGAATATCCAATATACTTTGTTAAACGTCCTTTCTTTCGTTGTCATTCTGTCTCTTGATTGCCAATAACTTGTAGCACTAAAGTCGATGTTATAATACACTAGGTAGTCTGCATCTCGTAAGGATATACCCTCACGACCACTAACAATTTGTAATGCTATTACCTGACAATCAGTCTCTTTAAAGACACTCAAATCTGTAGTCAATTCATCCTTACTGAATACTTGCTTAAGTGCGTTCAGCTCTTCCTTGAACTTATAGAAGATACCTATTCGCTTACCCTTGAACCTATCCTTGATGTACTCAGCCTTGTATGTACTCAACACCATAGACTTGCCGGACTCGAACTTAATTGTTCCTGAGCATAGTTGGTGTACCTTCTGCATTAGCTTCGTAGGCGTATCTCCGAGTATTACCTCATCCTTACCTTGCACTACAAGGTCACGCTTCAATCGCCTAGTTATGTCCAATATATTGTTCGGCAAAGGAATTGTTAATATCTCTTCCTCAATCTCCGTAGCAAAGCCTGCTTCTTTTTGAGAATATGATATCGTGTATGGCTTCATCATCTCAATGATTGATTCCTTACCTCTGTCGTAATCGTTCATCATTAAACTGTTTATCTTCTTCTGTTTCACGTCTACGTATTTATCAGCAAAACGATAGAATGATTTGTAATGATTGAATGGGTTGTTTGGTATCCCATACACCTGGTGATACATCTGAGAGTATGACTCTGGCGTTGGCGTACCCGATAGCAATATCACACGAGCTTTTGTAGAGTATATCAAATCTTTTACTTGCTGTGCCCTCTTGCTTGGCTTAGGATATGCACCAAGAGTGTGAGCCTCGTCTAGTATGATGATGTCAAACTTGCTATGGTTTATCTTGTGCAAACTCTCATAGTTGATTGTCTCCATGTCGTAACTAGGGTTAAGCAAATCATAGTCATCTTCAATGCTTGATATGGCTTTCTTCTTGGTTACGAACAGTACCCTCTCTGGTTTTAGCCTATCGCATATGCCTAGGCTTGTTAATGTTTTTCCAGTTCTTACCTCCATAGCGAGGTACAAGAAGCGATACTTCATTATCACCTCCGTACCTCTGTCTATGATGTTCTTTTGATAATCCCTGAACTCTACTTTGTAATCTTCCATTCTGCTTCGATAATATTTTACACTGTTATGTATTCGGTCTTTGGTTTCTAAATCAGTATTGAACTTCAGTACGAACTTCTCTTCGTACTTGTTGCCTACCTTTACTTTCTTTACTTCTTTCTTATCTACTACATTCTCAAGTAATCTGCACCAATGGTACATATCTTTATCGGAGTAGCCGGATATCTTCTTTATAATATCAGAATCCATCATTAAACTCTGGGTTATTCTTCTTTGACTTGATGATGATCCACTTACCTCTCATATCTCTATTCATCTCAGGTTGAGTATTCTCTTTGAACAATGCATAAGATTGTAGCCATTTAGAAAACTTCTGACGCGATACGGTCATCTTTGACCTTGGTCCATAGTCAGGATAGTTATCAGTGAAGTCATAGTATAAGTCGCTCAAGTATAATCTCTTGTCAGGCTCAAGCATCTTATTGTCTTCCTTGTCAATCAATCCGCACCACTCGATAAAGTCATGGCAAGTTTCAGCTGATAGCTGACGTATATTCAAGTTAACGAACTTACTCTTAACAAGACCTGTGTTCAAGTAGTTAACCAAGCAGTTAACCATGTAGTTGTCAAACTCGCACCAATCTTCATCGTTCCAATCACCGAACATAAGTTTACCAAACTCATCAAGAGGCGTGAACTTTTTATTGTAGTGTTGGTGTAACTCAAGTTCCCACTTCCTACGTGCGAATGAATTACCAGATCCCTTGATAG